AAATCACAACGTGTTCCTAAACGTGTAACTAAATTTGATGCTTTTAATTCTCTTGAAGATGAAAAACAAGCAATGAAAATCCAATTTAGACGTTTAATAAGTTATTTGGAATTATTACCAGTGGATGTATATAGCATTGATCACGTTGAAGCAGACGATGTAATCGCTTATATCGCACAAAATGTGTTAGAAAACGAAGTAATCATTATGTCTGCTGACCAAGATTTTTTGCAATTAGTAAACGATCGAATTGTAGTTTGGTCACCCAATAAGAAAAAATATTATACAAAAGAACAAATATTTACTGAGTATGGGATACCAGCTCACAACTTTTTGATGTACAAGTGTTTAATGGGCGATAAATCAGATAACCTAGAAGGTATTAAAGGTTTGGGACCTAAAAAGGTAGCTAAAGTATTACCTGATATCACAGGTAAAGAAATTAATTTAGACTATCTTATACATTATGCTACAACACAAGACAGCTTAATGCATAAACGAATCGTTGAAAATAAAGCAAATCTAGAAACAAACGAAAAGATGATGTCCCTTAAAGATCCTATTATGTCAGGACAAATTAAAAATCAAATAAATGATCTATCTTCTCGTCCAACAAGTTTGTTGCATCGAAATGATTTTATTATGTTATATAATGAAGATTATATGGGAAATAATCTTCAAAACCCAGATATTTGGTTAAAAGAACATTTCCTCAAATTAAATAATCTTGCAAAAATAACACATGAGTAAATTAGAACAATACGGACATAATTTTCAAGTCAAAGTACTATCTACACTTGTTAAGGACAGAGAATTCCTTCAACAAGTTGCAGATATTGTTTCGCCTGATTTTTTTGACAATGAAGCTAACAAATGGATTGTAGGTAAAACTCTAGAATATTTCAACGAGTTTAGAACTACACCCACGATGGAAGTATTTAAAGTTGAAGTAGACAAAGTAAGGAATGAAATCCATCAAGTTGCTATTAAAGAACAACTTAAAGAAACATTTCGTTCTACTAAATCAAATGATTTAGATTTTATTAAACAAGAATTTTTAGACTTTTGCAGAAACCAAACATTAAAAACCGCTCTACTTTCTTCAGTTGATTTACTTGAATTAGGAAATTACGAAGACATTCGTAGATTAATTGATAATGCACTTAAGGCAGGTGTAGAAAAAAATCTTGGTCACGATTATATTGATGAAATTGAAGAACGATATAAAGAAGAAGCTAGAAATACAATCGAAACACCTTGGAACGAAATTAATCAACTATTAAGTGGTGGATTAGGCACAGGTGATTTAGGTCTACTTGTTGGTAATCCAGGTGGGGGTAAATCGTGGGCGCTTGTTGCTTTAGGAGGTCACGCTGTTAAACTTGGCTATACTGTTTTGCACTATACACTTGAACTTTCTGACATGTATGTTGGTCAAAGATACGATGCCTTCTTTACAGAAATACCCGTGAACGAAATTAAAATTCATAAATCTACTGTTAAAGAAGAATTAGGAAACCTAAGAGGAAAATTATATATTAAGCAATATCCGGCGGGTAAAGCCAACGTAAATACGATATTAGCACACGTAGACAAGTGCCGCGGCCAAGGCATTGAACCTGACCTTATCGTGTTAGATTACGCGGATCTTTTATACACTAGAAACGGAAAAGAAAAAAGAGATAAACTAGATGACATCTATACTTCGTTAAGAGGTTTGGCCACTGAATTAAAAATTCCTATATGGACAGCATCTCAAAGTAATAGATCAGCTGCTCGAGATAATATTATTCAAGGTGACCAAATCGCAGAAAGTTATTCCAAAATTATGATTTCAGATTTCGCAATTTCATTATCAAGAAAAACAGAAGATAAAGAAAATGGTACTGGTAGATTCCATATTATGAAAAACAGATATGGCGCTGATGGTTTAACATTTAATGCACTTATGGATACATCTACAGGAAAAATAGACTTCACTAATCGAATAAATACAGAAGAAAATACAGGACCCGATGGAGCTGGATTTACAGGAAATGAAAGAAGAAATCTCCAAAGGGCAGCGGAAAATATTTTTAACTTTTAAACATATATATTGTATTTATCGCTACACTAATCACAAATTTTAAAGTAAAATGGCAAAGAAAAACCTTAAAGAGGAACGAATTGTATATAAGCCTTTTGAATACCAAGAGGCTTTTGATTATTGGTTAAAACAACAACAAGCACACTGGTTACACACTGAAGTGCCTATGATGTCTGACCTAAATGACTGGAAACAGAACCTAACAGAAACTGAAAAAAACATAATAGGTTCGATCCTTAAAGGTTTTGCCCAAACTGAAACGATTGTAAATGATTATTGGAGTGGTTTAGTGACTAAATGGTTTAGAAAACCAGAAGTAATTATGATGGCAACAACTTTCGGGGCTATGGAAACTATCCATGCCGAAGCATATTCTTTATTAAATGAAACACTTGGACTTGACGACTTTAGCGAATTTCTCGAAGACGAGACTACAATGGCTAAGATTGAGAATCTTATGTCAGTTAGGGATAGTTTTAATGGCGAAAAAGATTGGCACGAAATCGCAAAATCTCTTGCTATCTTCTCAGCCTTTACAGAAGGAGTTAACCTCTTTTCTTCCTTCGCCATACTTCTCTCTTTCAAGATGCGAAACAAACTTAAGGGAGTGGGACAAATTGTTGAGTGGAGTATTAGAGACGAAAGTATGCACTCCGATGCCGGATGTTGGTTATTTAGAACACTTATCAAGGAAAACCCTGAGCTCAACACTCCGGAGCTCAAGACAGCAATAACTGAAGCTGCACTCCTTTCTCTCCAACTTGAACTTGACTTTATTGAAAAAGTTTATGAACTTGGTGATCTCGAAGGATGTTCTAAAGAAGACTTAATTTCATTTATCAAAAATAGAGTAAACACAAAATTAGGAGATTTAGGTTACAACCCAATTGTAAACGGAATTGATCCAAATGCTCTTAAAAGAATGAAGTGGTTTGATAGCCTTTCAGCTGGAAAACAACACACCGATTTCTTTGCAAACAGAGTAACAAACTACAGCAAGGGCCACTTGCAGTGGGACGAATCAATATTTTAAAATTATGGACGGAAATTTAATAGCAGATACAACCCAATGGGTTGCAGGAAAGGATTTTCCTGAATGGATGGATGAAGTTGGCGTTGCTACAATTTCAAAAGGATATTTACTACCAGATGAAACACCAAGAAAAGCATACAGACGAGTCGCAAGAGCAGTCGCAGAACGTATTAATAGACCAGATTTGGAGAATAAGTTCTTCAAATATATTTGGAATGGTTGGATTGGCCTTGCTAGTCCAGTCCTTTCTAACACAGGGACCGATCGCGGTCTTCCTATCTCTTGCTTTGGTATTGATACACCTGATAGCATTAGGGGAATTGGATTAACTAACGCTGAGCTTATGAAACTCACCGCTTTAGGTGGTGGAGTTGGAATCAGCGTTTCAAGAATCAGACCTAGAGGCACGTCAATTACAGGCAATGGTAAATCAGAAGGAGTAGTACCTTGGTGTAAAATTTATGATTCAGCAATTATCGCAACTAACCAAGGTTCAGTTCGTAGAGGTGCTGCATCTGTAAATTTAAATATTAATCATCCTGACATTAAAGAATTTATGCAAATTCGAAGACCAAAGGGTGATCCAAATAGACAATGTCTTAACCTTCACCAATGTGTAGTTGTAGATGATCACTTTATGCGTCGTTTGCAGGATAGAGACAGTGAAGCAATGTCTTTGTGGCTTGAAATCTTAAAAACAAGAGTTGAAACTGGTGAACCTTACATCATGTTTAAGGATAATGTTAACAAAAATAATCCGTTAGCATATGCTATGAACAATCTTGATGTAAGTATGACTAACATATGCACAGAAATAACATTACATACCGATGAAGAACATTCCTTTATATGTTGTCTCTCCTCTCTTAATTTGGCAAAATACGACGAATGGAAAGACACTGACGTTGTGGAAACCTCGATCAGATTCCTCGACGGAGTCATGCAAGAATTCATAGATAAAAGTAACGGTAAAGATTCTCTTATTCGTACTCACAGACATGCTAAAAAAGGTAGAGCACTTGGCTTAGGCGTTATGGGTTGGCATACTTTTTTACAACAAAAGAATCTGCCATTTAACTCAATCGCTTCAACAGCTTGGACACACACCATTTTTAGCGATATTAGAAATAAAGCAGAAGCAACTTCCAGAGAACTTGCCCAAGAATATGGTGAACCAACTTGGTGTAAAGGTACTGGTATGAGAAATACTCATTTAATAGCAATCGCTCCTACAGTTTCTAATTCACGCTTGAATAGTTGTTCAGCTGGTATTGAACCTATTCCTGCTAACATTTATACTTTTAATGGTGCTAAAGGAACATTTATTGTAAAGAATAAAACCCTTGAAGCTGTATTAGAAGAAAAAGGTAAAAACACTGACAAAGTATGGGATCAAATCCTTACAGATAATGGTTCAGTTCAAAACTTACCCCACGATGTACTAACTGAAGATGAAAAAGAAATCTTCCTTACATTCAGTGAAGTAAACCAACTTGAACTCGTTAGACAAGCTGCCATTAGACAAAAGTATATTGACCAAACCCAATCACTCAATCTTTCATTTGACCCTACAGATTCTCCAAAATGGATTAATCAATGTCATTTAGAAGCTTGGAAATTGGGAGTAAAGACATTATATTACCTAAGAACCGATTCAGTGATTAAAGGCGATCTCGGTTCGCGAACCGCCGAATGTTTAAGTTGCGATGGATAAAAATCCTGATATAAATCAATTAATGGAAGACCTTGATAAAGTTATGGGTCTAATTAAAAAAATAGGAGAAGCAGATATTGAGCATGTTGACTCTCTTAAAAAAGAAATTAAATTAACAAGAGACGAATTAAAAGAACGTTATGGCAAAGAAGATTCCACAGAAACCA